CCCGCCGTAGTAGTCCAGTGAATTAGATGGACCAGGACCAAAGCAGAAACCCTTAGATGTTCCTGCTACGAATTCCTGTCCAATGGTGTTGCTCACATCAATAGTCTTGGTACCCGTACCGCTGAAGTCGCTACGGAACCTATCGTCATTAACACCTGAGCTAGACCATGTGCTAGGCGCAGATGTCTTGTTGTGTGTTCCGATGACTGCTGTTCCTCCTGCGTTGTAATACCACTGAGCCGCAGTAAGGATGAGCTTTGCGTCAGTCACGGTTGCCCCTGATGGAATACCAGAGACAGAGAACCCGCAAAGGCTCTTCTGGTTACCATTCGTAGAGCTGTAATAGCCCTGCATGAGGTTTGATGTGTAGTCGTTAATTGCTCCATTTGAACGGTAGCTCTGTCCCCATGTGGCATTGAAGGTCTTGGTAGCTGTATGCCAAGAACCCGCCGGGGTTGGTGCAGCAACGTTCCAAGAAAGGTTGATGTCAGTCCTAATAGAACCAGGGCTATAAGGGTTGTCATCTGGCTTCCAAGCGGCTCCATCCCAAAAGAGAGGAGCCCTAGCAACCCATTGCGTTCCATCCCATACGCGTACCCAGTCGGCAGAAACCCACTGTGTTCCGTCCCATACAAACATTGACATGAGACATCACGCCCACTGGTCGGCAAAGCCAATAGGACTTACCTGCATACCGGCATTACCAATACCAGGCTTGTTTGTTGGTGTAGACGTTGCATCCATAGCCGCCTGAATTTGGAATGTGGTTGTACCGGCATTCAGCGTGATAACTAGAGAACGTTCCCAGCTTTCATAGCCAGAGGATGTGTTCAATAGAAGACCACGACCAACAGTGCTGGTTGTTGCGTCATAGCTGTTTCCGGTTGTTGCACCAGTCCAGTTAAGGCGTGCTCGGAAAGCAGATGAGCTAGTAGCCGGAACGTTTGCCGTTCCACCCCACATAACCAGAGCCTTGATAGCTCTACCGCTGTTGTTGTTATAGCTGACTGTGCTACCCCAAGCTGCATAGGCACTGTTAAGGGCAGTCACGTCAGTTGTAGATGTAGCGAAAACGCCCGAACCAGGGGCAGGGAGCGTCTGTGATGGCATAACCCATAGCTGACCTACTTGAGGGTTGCTAGGGGCCGTTGTAGACACCGTGGCGACGCCTCCAAGAGGTACCCAAGCATCTGTGTTGTCTCTTGCCATTGTGAGACCCGTATCAACGACATACGCCGTTCTTGCCTCAGTAGGTAGAGAGGTTAGGTCTGTGGCTGTATCTACCTTCACAATGACCTGGTTCATGAGGTAGTCGTTAACGTCGTCTGCGGTCAATACCTCATAGTCCGCAAAGACCTTGTGCATGTTTGGCATTCCTATATCTCCTTAATTGACGTCGAGCAAGTCAAGGGTGACTAGCCAACCGTCAGGTGTAATGTCGTGTTCGATAGCCAGAACACGGAATGGCTTGTTGATAGTGACAGCCTCGCTGCTGTATTCGATATTGATAAGGTCGAATAGCTCTAGCCCGGAAACCTGTCCAATGTGGTCAGTGGCATTCCATCTAATGCTGTCTACGCGTAGTTCTGGCTTGTCGAAAGCATCAAGCACAACCCCCGCGTATTCGGTTACGTCTGCCTCAGTAGCAAAGTTGGTTGTTAGCTCAGTCTGTCGAGAACCCCAAGTAGCTACAGAGGTCTTGTTGGTGAATGGTCCGTAGACCGTTTCAATGCTTGTGTAGTTCATTTCCTCGTCTACGCCTCGCGTGAGGTTTCTAACGAAGATGTCGTTAAACATGATGCTGTCGTCATAGCCGACAGTGAAACCATCAACGAGGTAATACGCCTTGTCTGGATAGTTGAAGTCCTTTAGGGAACCCTCTTCCAACTGCCATCCGTCGTAATACGTGTAGACATCTGAGGTAATAACCGTGTTGCTCGTTACGTTGATGCGTGCTGTAGCTGCATTGGCAGGAGCTACCTTTGTCGCATAACCCCGCTGCCATACCTCGGTAGACAGTGTGTAGCTGTTGTTAGCCTCAGTGATGTAATTACCCGCTGCATCATGGAATTCAAGATGCACTTGCTGACTGTATGCCGGGTAGATGGTTGATGCGGTGAACATCCATACAGAACCCGTATAGGTCTTTCCTGGGGTTACAGGGAACTTCTTGCAAGCGAAACCATGTGAACCAGAGGCAATGCCGTAACTGGTTCTCTGGAACCTGAATGAACCAGCCCCCTCCCACTGTCGCGTAGTGGAATAAGCGCGGTTACCTCCCCAGCTATCAATGAACCCTTCAGCAGTCTGGTTAACGTCACCACCTCTTGCCGTATTGGCTGGCAATAGGTTGCTGTCAGCAGTCTGCTTTGTGTCAGTGAAGAACAGCTCTGGGAACGAGGTAGGCAAGGCACCATTACCGTAAGCCTTAACTACGTTGTCCTTGTCTACAAAGATAGAACCAAGCTCAGTGTTCTGAGCAAGTGTCAGATGGTTAACCAGGGTGCTTTCGTAGTTGTTATCGGCAAGGCTTGAGGTTCCACCTGTGACAGTGAAGTCAATTCCATGCTTAGACAGTAGGTCGTCTACACGCTGTGCAAAGGTTCCTGCCACAACACCCGCGCGGTTAATGTTTGCTAGGTCCTTAACACGGTCAACGGCATAAAGCGTTACCGTGCTCTTCTTGTCGGCATCGTAGGAGACAACAACACGGGAAATAGTTCCTGTGTACTGCGTTACCCATGAACCCAAGACAAGGGACTGTAGGCGAATAGGAACACCCATCTTGATGTATGGGTTGCTGTTTGGGTCTAGGTTTCCGTCATAGACCCTTGCCTCTAGGGTTCCTACCTCAACCTCGGTATCAATACTGTCGCCACGCTTAGCGCCACGCTGAATTGAAATGCTGGTTGTGTCACCGATGATGTCTAGCCATTCGGTGTTTGGTTCGTAGTTCTCTGCCTCAGCCGCACCACCTAGCTTGTAGGCGTTTAGCTGAGACAAAGAAAGAACGAAGATGTCAGGCTTAGCAGTCTGAACCTGCAACTTTAGGTTGTCGATAAGGTTAGACATCAGCGCACCCCATTCGCACGCTGGTAAGCCTTTAGGAACTTGTCTACCTCACGACCAATGGCAACAGGGTCAGAACCAACCCCGGCATTGATGGTGACGTTGACAGGTGAACCCCCGCCAAAGCCGTTAGCACCCGCTGTAGCGGGCTCTACAGACAGCCTTGCACCAAAGTTGTCGGTAACCGTTCGTCCAAGCTCTACGGTTGCCTTCTTAACCGCCTGTGTCCTTTCAAGGCCAAGGGCTAGACCCTTAACGGTGAAGACACCAATTTCCTTGAAGACACGTGATGGTGAATGGATACCCAAGAGCTTCTTAGCTCCACTGATGGCACCCGAGACAACACCCTTAGCGGCTGATACAAGCTGACCAGCCATGGCCTTAATACCATTGACCATACCCTGAATTAGCTGCTTACCGGCGTTGTATAGCCATGAACCCGCCCCGGAAAGTGCACCGAGAACAGAACCCTTGATGCCCTTTACCTTGCCGACAAGGTTACTTACAGCGTCTCCAACAATGCTCTTGATACCGCTCCAAGCACTTGAGAGGAAGCTCTTTACGGCATTCCAAGCACTGTTCCAAAGGCTCTTGATGGTGTTTAGCTGACCAGAGATGTTGTTCTTTACGGCACCGATAGCACCAGAGATAAGGCTCTTGATGCCAGACCAGATACCAGAGACAAAGGACTTGATAGCGTTCCAAACGCCATTCCAAATACCCTTGATGACGCCAGAGAAGACCGTGAAATAGCCCTTAATTTCTAGCCATACAAGCTGGACGTAGTTTGAAATAGCCTTCCAGATACCCTGGAAAATGTTCTTGATACCCGTCCAAACCTTTGACCAGTCACCAGAGATAAGACCAGTTACAACCTGGATAATTCCTCGGATGACCTGCATTACGCCTTCAATGATGCCCTTGATGAAACCAAAAGCCTGAGAGACGTACGCAATAATTTGTGCGCCGTACTGGTTCCAGAAACCGACAATGGCCTGAAGAGCAGCAGAGATAAGCTGCTTTAGAGCCTCAAAGACAGGGCCGGTTGTAGCCTTAAGCCAGTCCCAAACGCCCTGAACAATGGTGCGGAAAGTCTCGCTCTTCTTGTAAGCCAGTACAAAGGCACCAGCCAATAGAGCGATACCAGCAATAACCAGACCTACCGGGTTAGCTGCAAGAGCGGCATTCCAAGCCCATGTGACACCAACGAGGATGCCTAGAGCACCCGCAAGGATGCCGACACCAAGAGCCAGAGGCTTTAGCCAGTCTGAATTCTTGGAAGCCCAGTCAATGATGCCATTGAGCTTTGGCAGTACCTCATTACTGAGGAAGTCAACTAGTCCTTGCTGGACCTTACGCTTGAAGATATCGAGCTTAGCTCCGGCATTATCCCTGAGCTTGTTGCCCATATCATCAGCAGCCCCGCCAACCTGTCCAAGCGTCTTAGTCGCATTGGAAGGGTCAAGCGCCAATAGAGCAGCCTGCATATCCTCAGACTTGGTACCGAACAGAGCAACAGCCGTAGCGTTTCTCTCGGCAGGGTCCTTGATAGCGCGTAGTCCATCAAATACCTGGTCTAGAGCCTTCTTAGCCTTTGGTCCACCCTCAGCAAAGACAGTTTGCATCTCCTTACCGTTAAGGCCAACCTTCTTAAAGGCAGCCTCGGTCTTAGAGCCTCCCTGCTGTGCAATAAGGGTGAATTCCTTAAGGCTGTCTGCGACTACGTCTGTGTCTCGCGCACCCGCCTTCATACCCTGGGAAAGAAGACCAGTAGCGTCAGTAGCAGATAGACCCATCTGACGGAACTGTGTTGAATATTCATTGAAGGTATCCAAGAGGTCATCTGCTCTTGGTCCCATTGTCTGGAAGCCTCGCGTAAGTACGTCAAAGGCTTCATCAGCATTCTTTGCAAGACCGGTCTTCATAATTTGACCGACTGCATTTGTGGCCTGTCCTAGGTCAACCTCAAAGGTATTGGACAGGTCTAGAGCCTTACGGGAGATGCTTTCAATTTGCTTCTCAGAGGCATTGGTAGGGAAGAGACCCGCAGACATTGTCTGGCGGATACCATCAGCCGCCTGCTGAAAGTCTGTAGAGACACCATTTGCATAGAGCTGTCCGGCAGCCTTACCAATTTTCTTGGCTACCTCTGGTGTGGCTCCTAGCTGAGCTTCTAGGCGTCCCTTAATTTTCCCTTGCTCCATAGCCTCACCAAGACCCGCAACAAGGGTTGCACCAATAGCGGCACCCGCACCTAGAGCAGCCGGACCAGCCAACTGACGCATGCTTGAGAGAGCGTTAGACACGTGCGTTCTAGCGCTTGTAGCAATACCACGAAGACTGTTGCTTGTGGTCTGAGCGGCGTTCCTAATGCCGCTGGTTAGGTTTCTCGTGTTAGCCAACACGGAAACGGTGATGTTGTTTCTTGCCATGTACGTTTAGCAGCTACTTAATTAGCTTCTGCTTCTTAGCCTCCTTCAGAAATGCGTCACGTTCTCGAATGGTCATGTTGTCGTATTCGCTTGGTGCGATACGGAGCAAGAGGCAAAAGTTAGCCTTTTGCCTCAGCTCATCATCTTCATCAGGGGAGGTTACTTCTCCCCATTCTGGTTTGGGTCAATGTCAACAACCTCTGCAAGGTCCTTAAGAGAAGCGTTCTCGGCATCCTCTAGAGACAACTTGCCATCACGGTTCTTGAATACCCAATACATGTAGAAGAGCATGTCTTCCTGGTCTAGGTCGGCAACGCTCTTTCCTGCTGTCTTACGAATAAGCCTCATCTCCTTGAAGGTGAGGTCTTCAGATGTGTACTTCATTAATTTCTCGTCTCCTTAAACGAATTAATTTAGGTGGAACTGAGCAATGAGCCTGTCTAGCTCTCGCTCAATTTCTACGACAGAACGTCCCTCGTTCATGTCTAGGGCCTTGTTCATAAAATACTTGGCCTCAATGTTGTGGTAATTACCGTAGTTCTGAACCCCGGCATAAGGCACCCTGGCACCACCAGCCCTAACGGTTGCCTTGCTCTTAGCCTTAGAAGGCTTGATAGAAGCGGCAAGGCGTCCGGACAACTTGGGGACTAGGCCATGTGCGCTTCTGTCGATAGTTCCTGCAATGCGCTGGAAAGCGTTCTGCAAGTCTGAAGCCTTAACGGAAAAGCCCTCTAGGCTTTCCACCACATGGCCCAAGCCTTCTAGTGTTACCCGAACGCCTGCCATCTTATGAAGTCACCTTTGTTGGCTCGGCTGTGCAGTCGAGACGGAAGTCAAAGGTAAAGGTCTCATTAGCGGTACCACCAACAGGTGGCTTAGAGCCGACCTTTACGCTTCCCGTAAAGTGTGGCTGTGTAGATGAAGCGGTAGCGTTTCCGTGTGGAGCGAATACGTAAGTAACCTCTTCACCAGTGTTGTCCCATAGGTAAGACCAGAAAGACGTAGTGTCAGTGCTCTGTACGGCAGAACCCTCGAAGAACCACTGAACAGCTCCACCAGCCGCAGCGTCCGCAAAGGTAGTTACGTCTCCATCAGCCTCTTCATTCTGAAGTGTTACCTCAGAAACATCAGCCATGTATTCAGTGCTGTCTACCTTGAGGGAAAGGGACTTACCCTTAATACGTGTTGACATATTTATGAACCTCCAAGTTCAGTTTCAATTGATAGGGTCACCCTCACACCCAACACGGCCTCTTGGCTTTCAATGCTGAATGAATAGGGCTGGATATCCTCGTAGTCCCAGTCAGGAAGACTGTCCTCAAGGACGTTGATAATTCCCGGTAGAAGTGCGTCTAGCTTTTCATCAACAGCCGGGCTACTTTCTGGCCCTGCTAGAAACGTCACGTCATAGGAAATAACCTTGGTGCTCTGACGAGAACCTAGGCGAATAAAAGATAGTCCACGGGTAACCGCAATAACCGGCGGCTTAATAGTTCCCGAGACTGCAAAAGTCACGTTGAAGCCAGCATCGTTGAAGGCTTCAGCAATTTCGGTGCGTAGCTCCTTTAGGGTTGCCATCAGATACCCACCACCATGTAAGCCTTAAGCAATGGGTAAGCACCCTGCATAGGGTCTCTAGCAAGGCGGATAGGGCTGTTGTCCTCACCAAACTGAGCGATACCCATAGGCGTTGCTCGCATTTGGTAGAGGGCCGCCCCCGCAATAAGAGCGGCCCTATCCATGATGGACTGTGGAACTACTTGCGTTCCGACAAAGTTGGAGACTAGCTCTTGAGCCTCATCCCAACACTGTTCAATGTATTCATCATCAGTAGAAACCACATAAGGCTCATTACCGGTGACGTACTTCTTGAAGTCAGTCCAGTCCATCAGGCGTCACCTCAAGGCGTAAGGTCTACGTCACACTTGACGATGGCCTTAGCGTGCTGAACAGCAACAGCCATGTAGCCGTAGACAGAGAACGTCTTAGAAAGGTTGATGGTGTTCTCGTCCTGAAGCTGGAATGGCGCACCATTGCTCTCAAAGGTCTTAATAGCAATGCTGTTAGCTACGTAGCAAGAATTAGCCGCAAGTGATGGGTCTGCGTAAACAGGAACACCATCAAGAGAAGCGGTAAGACGTGCACCTGAAGCGGTACCGATGGTGTTAACACCAGAACCACCGTAACCAAGTGCCATACGTCCATCGGTCGCTGTAAGCGTTGCGATGGTCTTGAATACGTCGCTAGAGACGATGATGAATTCAGGTGAAAGACCCTCTACATCAAGGTCAGCCGCAGCATCAACTAGAAGACCAGACCAACCGGCTAGCGTGTTAGCAGCAAGGGTTGCAGTGTTAGTGCCAGAGGCAGCAACAAGGGCAGCACGAGCGGCAGCATTAGTAGCCTTGGCATAAGAGATAGCCATTGCCTGGAAGTTGGTGTCAAGGATATTCACGCTTGAGCGCTCAATAGCCTGACGGGTGAGCTGTGCGTAGCCACCGTATGTCTTAACTGGTGCAGTAGCCGTTGAAAGGGTTACCTCACCGTATGGAAGGTCAGCACCCTCAGCAGACTGAGCCGCAATAGCGTGGGTGTTAGTGCTGAGAACAGCGTATTCAACGTTGTTACCCTCAGCAGGAAGCTGACCCTTAGAGAATGAATTAACAATAAGTCGGTTGTCCTGGACTAGGCGAATAGCCGAACCAACCCAACCATCCTTAACGATGCTGTCAGCAGTAGTAAGACCTGTGTAGGCGCGGTAAGCGTCATTGTCTCCACTTGCTACAGCCTTAGCGTATGCTCCGAAAGAGCGGAACTGTGGTGCAGTCTCCTTTGGCTCGGCATTACCAAGCATTGAAACCTTGCGCTCAAGGTTCTCAAAAGCGTCGCGTAGCTCCTCTACTTCCTGAGACTTGTTTGTCTCATTGGACATTGTGGAATTTTCCTCCTGGATATTAGTAGTTGTTTCAGCCGTTCGAACCTGTGATACGGCTGCGTTTTCATAGGCAGGGAAAGCGACAACGGATACTTCCTTTAGGTCGGCCTTAGTCCTGACAATTACGTCGTCATCCATGCGGTCTTCAACCGGCATGAAACCAACGGAAAACTTGTTAAGCACACCATCACGGAGCAAGGTGTAAACCTCGTCACCACGTGGTGTCTGTGAAATACGGGCTCTAATTACAAAGCCATCTTCGGTGTCTTCAGTCTTCTCTACAAGGCCAATAGGTTCCTTGTGGTCATAGAAGAGCTTTACGTTTGTAGGGTCACCGAAAGCCCCACGCTCAAAGCGTTCATAAACCCCGCCCAAGTCAATGGTGTCTCCGTAAGGGACTGCAATACCCTCAACTGTGCGGTCTTCCTTGACGCTCCTTAGCTCGAAATTACGTGTCTCCATTATCGTTAGCTGGTACGTCTCCTTCTGGTAGTGGTGCAAGACCCTCAGCCGCTCTTGCCTCATTAGCTGTAATGAAGCGAGCGTTAATACCAACCGCGTAGGTTGCGTATCGGGTTTGCTTGTCCGCCCTAAGCAATGCGTCTAGGTTGAAGCGGACTTCTTGCCCTCTTGGGATGAGGGAAGTTAGGGCTTCCTCAATTTCATTGAGGTAAGCGGCAAGCGTGTCACGGATAAAGTCCGTATTCGCCTGCTCAAGGTTCTGGTAAGTCATGCTGTTGCCGTTAACCTCAGCCAACAGCTTTGAGGCTGGGATACCGAATAGACGGGCTACTGAGGTGACATCAAACTTGCGTACCTCTAGATACTGAGCATCCGCCGGGGAAAGCAACATAGGCTGATAGTCAACGCCATTACCAAGAACGGCTGTGCCTCGCTTACCACCGTTTGTGTTATCCCACTGTTCCTTATACTTCTGTGACATGTCAGGTGTTAGCTCACCATTGACCTTGAGAATTCCAGTTGGCTGAGCGTTCTGACGGAATGTGTTTCCGGCGTAGTCTCTTACGTCAACCATTCCTGTTAGTTCTGCCTGAGCAGCCTGAATAGGTCCAAGACCGTAAGGCGTTCCAGCAACACGCATCAAAGACAGATGCTTGATGTCGTCACGGGTGAACTTCCTAGGCGTTCCATAACCGTGATAGCGGTATGTGTATTCGCCTGTTTCCTGGTCAACCTCAATGTACATATTGTGAGGGTTGAGAACCTCTAGGTTGATGACCTTTGCACCATCACGGTAAACCCGCCAATAAGCGTTACCGGTAGAAGCAAGGCTGTTAACAGTCTCTTCTACAAAGGCTGACTGAGAAACGTTGATGTTCGGCTGAGCAACAAGAACGGGCACACGGTCTAGCTCAGTACCGTTCTTCCACACTGATAGTGGAAGCTGAGAAGCTGTGTGCCCAAGAATAAAGATGGCACGGTAAACCGCCGAGATACCTAGTGCGTTCTCGGCAGTTACCGTAGGTGTTTCGATAGGGCGGGAAGGGATAGGGGTGGAGCGTTCGGTAATGTGCTCTGACTTGCCCCTATTGAAAAGCCTTCCCCAGAAGCCCTGAGATGTCTTTTCCATTTGTTATTACCATTGTATATCCTTTAGCTTCTGCTGTCCAGTTTCTAAAGGCTCATTACTTGAATGGCTTCCTCCTTAGTAAGTTCTGCAATAAAGATGCTCATAACGGTTGCCATAACCGCATCAATTTCAACTGAACTATCCTTTCTGGATAGCTTCCAACTGTCACCGTGGTTCTTTCTCACCGCTCTTGGCATCTGATATGTAAGCAGTGGGTCACCAGGATGAGAGACCTTTCCCTGAGAGATAAGGGCAAAGGCTGTAGCCGCCGCATTGGTCTGGTCTGTCAATGTCATAACCCGGACCGGATAGCCTCTTGTCTTTAGTTCGTTGGCTAGCTCCTTCAAGACGTAGCCATCCATGACAAAGGCTCTTGGGTAGTGCCTATTGCGTAGTTCCTGACACAGCCTTACTAGCTGTTCAAGGTTCGGGTTAACCAGGCTTGCGACTAGCTCTGTATAAACAACCCCGTCAACCTTCACGCTTGCTGTGATAGTTGCGTATGTCCAGTCAGGTGTACGGTCAATAGCGATAACCGGACGCTCACCAACAGGAACCCCGCCCTTTGCTGCCTTCATCCATCGGCCAATAGGCATCCATGAAGAGCTAGAGCTAACGAACTGGTTCAAGTGATACCGGCGCGCGTCCTCTTCCGGCATCGTCCTTACCAAAGCCTGTAGGTCGGCCACAGAGCCTCTACCACAAGCCAGCGAAGGGTTAGCCGCCAAGAGCGCTTGTTCGTCGTCTACAGGGGCACCCTCGGGCGCTTCCCATAGGAAGAAACCGAACCGCTCTAGTTCCTCGTCTCCAGCCGCCGCACGGTTGCCTAGCTCATAGAGATGCTTAAGCAATTCGCTTGTGTCATCTCCGGCAGTAGTGATGCCGAGAACCAAACCGTTCTGGCGTTCCTTTGAACCAGAGAGCATTGCCGACCATGTCTCAGGTGGCGTGATGTGTACCTCGTCATACAGACAAAGGCTTACGGGAACACCCTGCAAACCCGCCGCATTCTTAGCGTAGACCTTATATGAGCCACCCTTTTT